GCACCAGGTGTTTTTTATGAAGGGAACAGTAAGCAGCTTCTCGCATTTCTAAAACGTGAGCTTAAAGATATTAAACGAGTTCAATTAATTGATTACGTCGGATATCACGCAGAGCAAAAGACCTATGTTTTAGGTGAATTGGCTTATCAAGGTGGCAAACAATATTCGATCAATAAAGAAGATTATTTTGAACTTCCACGCCATACCAACCTAAAGTGTAATGCTCCATTTGCATTAGAAATAAACAAAAACCAAGAAGAGTATCAACAAACTTGGGTTAAAGATCTCATCGATGCCTATGGCGTTAAAGGCTTAATTGGATTAACAGCTTTTTTTGGATCTTTATACGCTCAGCAGATCCGTAAGACTCACAAGTCTTTTCCATTCTTGGAGCTAGTAGGTGAACCCGGCACTGGTAAATCGACACTGATTCAATTTTTATGGAAATTGTTTGGCCGTGTGAACTATGAAGGTCTAGATCCAACTAAAACATCTAAAGCAGGTTTAATCCGTACTTTACGTCAAGTATCTAACCTTCCAGTCGTATTTATTGAGTCAGATCGCCAAGGTGAAAACTCATCTAAACAATTTAACTGGGATATGTGTAAAACCATGTATGACGGTGGCTCACTTGGTGCAATGGGTGTGAAAGCAGGGGGCAATACCACATACGAACCATTGTTCATGGGTACTTTAATCATCAGCCAAAATGCTGAAGTACTAGCTTCAGAAGCAATCATGGGGCGTATTGTTCACGTTAAGTTCTTTAAAGACCAGCTAAGCAAAAACAGCCTTTATGCATCCCGTAACTTATCAAAATATGAACCTGAGAACGTCAGTCAATTTATCTTGCAATGTTTAAGCAAAGAAAAAGACATCTTAGATGCCTTCAATATTGGCTATGAAAGATATGACGCGATGCTGCACCAGGAACAATACGACATTCAAAGCTCTCGTATTGTTCATAACCATGCACAGCTTATGTCTCTATTTGATGCGATGTGCCGCCATGTAATTGAAGTACCGGCACAAGCTCAAAAACAGGTTATTGATGAATTTATAAAGATGGCGCAAAGCCGTGACAAAGTCCTCAAGTCAGATCCAGTTATTGTTCAGAACTTCTGGAACACGATTGAAGAAATGGAGGACTCAATTCGAAAAGTTGAACATGCAGATAGCGTCGTAAACCACTCGGCTAAGTCAGACATCATGGCCATCAATTTTGCTCATTTATATAAGGTCGCAGCGGATTATCGATACGCATTACCTGAAGTAAATGAACTGCAAAATGCATTACGTCACAGCCTTCATTACCGCTTTGTTGAAGCAAATAAAGCCATACAAAGCAAAATTACCAACTCAACAAAACGATGTTGGATCTTTGAAAAACCAACTTCACAACGGGATTAAACCCACTTTTAACAAAAGGAAAAACACTATGTTTAAGTTAAATATTTCAACCCAAGCTTGTATGCAAGCTTCATTGCCGATTTCTTTGGATGTTGCAGAATATCTAAAAACTCGTTTGCAAAATGAGGAAGTTAAACGTGACGAACTTCTTAAAACAATTGGTTATCCAGTTGGTGTGGGTTCAAATTCTGGTTTTTTAAATAGCGTTTATAACTTTGCTAACGCAATTTTAAAGGAATCAAAAGCTGAAAGTTTCAGAGTACAAATTGAAGCTATCCCAGCTCATCAAAAATTAAATGTTTTTAAAGGGAAAGATGAAAAGCCAGATGATGGTCGCATGGTCGTTGTGTTTTTTGCCAACCAAACGATCGAAGCCGATGTTGTCTATTGCAAAGCATGTAAAGAATGGCATGCACGAAAAGGGAACCTTAATGAAGATCGCATTCACCAATGGGTATATGCAGATGATTTCTACAACTTATTAAAGTTTGCCGAGTTTCCTCAAGCCAAAACCAATAAAGATGAAGTTCCAGAGAAATTAGTAAAACTTCTTTTACTTAAAACCCTTTTGAGTGCAGCTACGTCTTCAAGTGATGGTAGTCACATTAAATTTCACTAATTTTTATGAGCACACATACAAAAGCGGCAACTTTTGTATGTGTCACACAACCACCGGAGAGCAATTATGCAAAACGATTCTAACGCACAAATAGCACCAAACAACAAGTTTCCTTCAGCTCTGTCAGATGAAATGTTTAGGAACAACATCATATTTCACAAAATCATTCATGTTCCAACGCTAAATATTGTCCTAGATGTTTGTGAAGACTTTGAAGAATTTCTGTGGGCTTTAGAAAGCCAAAATGGTAATGATTTAAAAGAGCAACACCCTCAATTAGAAGGCTTTATTAATAGTGTTTTACGAAATCCGAGTCGTGAATGGTTCATTGATCATGCAAGCAATTTAGTCGCAGATCATTCTGATTTGGAGTTTCTAGTAGATCTTAAAATAGCCATCCCGTTTAATTTCCGTTTTGGAACCGATGGAACAAATTATTCTACTTCTCTCGGACATTCATACCGTTGTCATTGGATCTTTGCGACCAGCATGAAAGATGCAGCAGAACAAGCAATTAAACTTTCCTTTAAGGTTCATGCCGAAGAAGAACAAAAAGCTCGAATTGAGCAAGGTTTGGAGGGGTAAGCCATGTCAAATATTAATTTCCCATTTTCATTAGCAGAAGAGATGTTCGATAACAATGTCGAATTTAATAAGATTCTGCATGTACCAACTCTAAATGTTGGTGAAAGAGTTCCTGAAGGTTTTAAAGAGTTTTTAGGAGACATGGATTCTAAAAATGGTGAAGACCCTGTCGAACAGCACCCTCAATTGAAACAGTTTATTGATGAAGTTAGAGAATATTCAGACAGTGAGTGGAACGAAGAACATGCGACACGTTTGATTCGTCATCACAATAATTTTGAATTTCTAATTAACCTTCACATTGCAATCCCTAGAGATTTTAGCTTTACCGAAGAAGGGAAGTTTCTATCTTGTTCTATTGGTGGGCATTACCGTTGCCAATGGATTTTTGCAACTTCTATGAAAGATGCAGCTGAGCAAGCTAACAAATTAGCCGAACAGATCCATGATCATGAAGAAACAAAAGCACGCAAAGAGCAAGGTTTGGAGGAGTAAGCATGTCTAAATATCATTGCAAATGTGGTGGCCTAAAACTTCCAGATTTTGAGTCTTACAAAGTAGGTGATGAAGTCAACTTCATGATCCAAAAAAGAGAAGGTGTGTACCAAGGGAAAATTGCAGTTAGTCAAAAAGCCCATAATGGAACAATTACAGAGATTAAAGGTGACGATATCACCGTTAAAACCCGTGTAAGAACTTATGTTCTATACAGATATGAAATGACTCCAAAGGAAGCACCAGGACCAATCGAATATTTTCGTATTGGGCAATGTCGATGTGAGCTGGATAAACAAGAAAAGGGAGGGAAAAAACATGCAGTTCAACCTTAAAAATGCATTGTTTATCAATCTTGTTGTTTCTCTTGTAAGCACGTCATTACTGTTATTGGGAGTGAAGTAATAAAATGACAGCACTAATTTTTGATACAGAAACCCATAAATTACATGGCGATATCATTGAAGCTGCAGCAATTGAAGTCATTTTTCCAAGCTTCAGAAGTGATATACCCATCATGCAAACGATGTTTGATTTCACTAAACGCTATAAACCAAGTGAGCCAATTTCTATAGCAGCAATGGCTGTACATCATATTGTTGATGAAGATCTGGAGAAATGCCCACCATTTACCAAGTTCCAATTACCAAAAGATGATGTGCAATATTTAATCGGTCATAACATTGATTATGATATAGCCGCAATTAATCGTGCCGGTGTTTCGACAAATGGTATTAAAGCGATCTGTACATTAGCTATGGCCAGAAACTTATGGCCAACTTTAGAAGCGCATAATCTTTCAGCATTAGCATACGAAATTAGCAGTAATAGAAAAGCCACTCGTCGTGGTTTAAGAAACTCACACTCAGCATTGAATGACTGTAAAACTACATTTTCTTTATTGCTCGAGATTGTAAAAAATAAAGGTATTAAATCCTTTGAAGAGCTATATGAATTTTCTGAAGAGGCTAGATACCCAACCCATATTTATTACGGTAAATATAAAGGCTGGGCGATTAAAGACTTGGACGATAGAAATATTCACTGGTTAATAAACAAAACAGATGATGCATATCTCAAAATCGCATTGGATAATGAAATCCTTTCAAGAAACAGTATAGACGAACAAGACGAGTTGCCTTTCATTTAACTGAGCACCTCTTATGCACCCCCGTTCGGGGGTGCATTCCTCTAAAATCTCTCTAAATATTTTTATAGAATACTTAAATGTAGGTCGAATAATGTCTGCAGGGCTAGAAATACGTGGAAAATCGTTGCGAATTTGGATGCGACCGATCGCCACAGAATCAGTTATTAAAGAAACGTTAGACTGGGATTTTACTCCAGAGAATC